TCGGCGCTCGGGGAGTTGTTTTGCCGGCCCGAGGACGATGTCCATCTTCCCGCGATTGGCGGGGACTTTGAGCGGGGGCAGAATAGTGAGCGAGGCGCGGTCGCTACGGTAATCGCGCTGGACCTTGATCTCGCTCTGCTGAGTGGCGACGAGCTCTGGCACGCCTCGGGACTCGATGAGAGGGCGAGAGGTGCGCTCGAGCGGCAACTCAACAAAGGGGTAGTGGCCGTGCTCGTAGCCCATGGCCTCTGATTTGGCGACACGGTCCACGACGCTGGGCTGGATGTGGGTACACCAGACCTCCATGGCGCCGATCTGCTCGTTCCATTTCTTCTGGTAAACGCGCCAGACCTCGATCATATCCCGCTCGTCGGAGAGCAGGAGGGAATCGGTGACGCGGTACATGTTCCGAGCGTTGCGTCGGTTGACGCCGGTGTGCTTGACGGCCTCCTCGATCCAGCGTGGGTCGTAGTCTTCGGTGATCTCGCGCTCACGGAGCTCGTCCTCGCGGAGCAGCTCGCGGCAGGCGATGAATGGCGCCCGCTGGAGGTCGTAGGTGGATGGTGGAAAAATGATGTCTTCCCAGGGCTCGTAGGCTTGCCAGTCGGGGAGGTTCTCGAAGATGTAGGGCGAGTCGTATTCAAACGCGCCGGTCTCGCGGAGCTTGCGGACATTGGCGGCGGTGCCTTGGCCTGGGAGCAAGGCATCCATCTCGCGGGCGACGGCCTCTTCCTGCGTTGGGTCCAAGATGGCCTCGATGATGAGGGCGAGCTGTGGGTCGCCGGTCTCCATGTACTGCATCTGGAGGGACTCGAGGGTGAAAGTGATCTTCTCGTTGCGTGTGCTACGGCGCCAGAAGACGCCCATGACGGCGAGGCCGTAGGTTTCGCGGATATTCGCGGCGAGCTCGATCTCGCGCTTGGTCATGGCGGCGCAGTGAGAATTAAGGATCCACTGGATGACGGTCTCGACCTTGCGGCCGGCCATGATGTCGGTGGTCTCGGTCGGCATGACGGCGAGACGGGCGCGGCCGAAGGAGTTTTTCATGAGGCGGACACGCTCGTTGACGATCATGTCGCTCAAGCGGATCTTGGCGTCGGAGGCGCCGTCCCACGGGAATGCTTGCTTGCCGAGATTTGCCGAGTACTTGCGGCCGGTCTCGTCTTGGCCCGCCCAGAGGCAGAAGCGCTGGTTGTAGTTGAGATTCTTGCGCGTCCAGTAGGAGGCTGCGTCTGTCTCCGCTTGCTCGACGAGGCCGATGAGTTCTGAAATGGCGGAGGATTTCATTGTACGACGATGGTCGGCTTGGCGGTGGTGGTAACGACGGTGTGGGGGTTGCTCTTCTTGAATTCCTCGCGGAATCCTTTGTCCTTCCAACATCCAGGAAGAAGATTGTTCCAGTAGATGTAGCTGTCGAAATCAATCGACATCGTGTGCTGGCCGATGCCGTCCACGGTGCCTCTCGCCGCCTCGAGCCTGTCGCTGGCGGCCTTGATCCGCTGCTGGCGCATCTCGGCGGTGACCATGCTGGCGTGCCAGCCGGTGCGGAGTTCTTCCGTAATCAATGGGGCAAGGTCTCCCAGATCAGATTCGAGTTCTACAGCGAGATCGGACATTTAAAAAAATTGGCCGCAATTTGGTGGGGCGCTCGTATGTCTAGGGGGAGAGAGCGCCCCACCACCTATGCGGGGGAGGTTTTTATTTAAACAGTCGGAGCGAACTTACCGAGTGCGAGTGGGCTCTTCACGCAGAGGGCGCAGATGGCGTCCACGATGCCGCGTGATCCACCGCCACGGTCTTCTAGCTCTTGGTAGCGGGGCTTGCGGTTGTAGCGCAGCTCGACCATGTCCATGTCGAGCACATAGCCGCGTCCGTTTTGCACAGCGGCTGCATTCACGGTTGCGTCCTTTGCGAGGAACAACGATGGGATGAGCTCGAGTGTGCCGAAGTCGCCCTCGAAGATGTCAACCGTGGAGACGATTTTGTTCTCGTCCTTTTGGTTCAGCACGCGGATGGCGCTGGCGACATTCGTGGATGCGAATTGGGTGCGGGTGAATGAGGTGAACTGGCGCTTGAGCACTGGGCCACAAATGAGGCTGAATGTGTTCGATTTGCCGGTCTGCTCGTAAAGGCTCTGCAACATATCCTGGATGTTGTTCTCGGTGAGCGAAGCTGTCGCTGTCGCATTGATCGAACCCGCTGGGGTGCGGTACGCCGCGTTGACAGGGAGGTCAGCTTGCGCGCCGTTCTGGATCCACTTGCCAAGACCACGGGTCTTGTAGGGAGTCGCACCGGACTGCTCGACGCCTTCTTGGTCGGAGCAGAATGCGGCTTCCATCGAGCGCTTGAGTTGCTCGAGGCTCTTGGATACGGCGCGTGCCATTTCCTTTTTCTTGCCGATGCCTGCGACCTCAGAGACGTTCTGAGCGAGATCGTCCACGGATGGGACTTCGCGGAACTTCTGGATGCGAGCGGAGAGGAGAACGCGGTTGGCTGCGTTGTCGATGAAGTCGGATGAGGAAACATCCGTATTCGATAGGACGCCGGCAGGAACGGTCACGGCGTTGAATCCGTCGGCTTGCCATTGTGTGAGAGGGTTGATGGGGTCGGAGCCTTTTTTTGCCATCGAAACGACGGGGCAAGTTTTTGCGTCAACCACAGCGATGAGATCGCTGAGATCCTGGCGGATGCCAGTCTGGGAGGTAATAAGTGTAGCTGCCATAATGTTAAGGGGGGGGTATCTGAATTTTTAGTTTTTTGGTTAGAGTGCGCCTTCGAGATAGGCGGCGATGTCGTCGGTCTTGAGCGAGGATCCACGCTTGAAAAGCGCTTGCGCTCCGTCGCGGTTCGCAATGTCTTGGGCGGGCACTCGGGCACCTTTTGCAGGACTAGGAGGGGAACTGGCTTTCACATGGGAATTCGACTCGACCTTGGCGGTGGCCTTCTTTGTTGCTTGGCCGGCACGGGCGAATCGCATCTTCATGCCCTCCATGGCGTCGCCGATGATCATCTCGAGGTGCGGAAGATTCCGCAAATAGGGATGCTCCTTGAGCGTGGCCTTGAGCATGTCGTGCTCCTGCGTGCCTACCTTGAAGAGTGCGGGATAGAATTGCTTCGTCTCCGGCATGACCATGTCGCGCTGCGCGATCCATTCCTTGCGCTTCGGCGCGTGCTCGGTGAGGAGCTCGTCGGCCGTGGCTAGGTACTCGCGCACCTGAGATGGCTCGTAGTAGACCTCTTCGCCGCTGGCATTCTGGACCGTGCCGCCCTCGAGATTCTTGATCGCCCAGGCGCGGATTTTTTTCGCGGTGGAGATCCTGTCTTCGAGTTGGTCCGAAGTCTCCACGTCGGCGAGCGGATTGCTCGGGGAGGGAGTGATCTGGACCGGCGTGGAGGCTTCGAGCTTGGCTCGTAGCTCACTGACCTCGGTCTCTAAAGTGTCGGCACGTTCTTCTGCCTCGCGCCGACGGGACGTGATCTTATCGATCCGCTTGAGCAGCTTGTCGGAAGTAGGGGTCTTCTCTTCTTCTGGCTCGGCGTCGTCGGGTTCGGCGTCGTCGGGCTTGTCGTTGTCGTCTTCTTGTGAAAGATCAGATTCCGCTGAGGCATCCTCCGTGTCGGTGGCCTCTGGCTGCGCTTCTGGCGCGTCCTCGGTCTCCTCGGCGGCGGGTTGTTCCTGCGGGGTTATCTCTTCGAGAGCGAAGCCGATTTCGGCTGCGATATCAGAGAGCTGCATTGGGGTGTCGTTTGTGTCTGTCATCATGGCATTCCAACCAAGTGGGTCAGCGCCTTTTTGCGAGTGGCACAGGGGTCTCGTTAATGCGTGACCTTGCGATCAAATCTCGCACTGGCAACACGCCGAAACCCACACCGACACAAATCAACCTATATCGACCTATAACGACCTAAAATAATCGCAGATTCACCCCGCCCTGCTCGCCTCGTCGATGCGAATCATCAGGTCGCTCTCCAGCGCCCGCAGGGCGTCTAGGGCTCCGGCGCAGTGGGCGAGCTGGCCGTGCTCGGTCGCCGTCTTAATGCTGCCGACGAGCTCCACCGCGTCGTCGATGTGGTCGCGCACGACCTGCAAGACGGCCTGCACGACAAGCGGCTTGGTCCCTGGCATGCACAGCGCGGTCACCATGTCGTCGTCGTCGAGGCGCTCGGGAGTTATGTATCGGGTGGTGGGTTTTTTTGTGAGGTTGAACATAGTTTTTTATTGGAGTTGAAATTGCTTGATGATGCTCGCCAGCGTGAACGTGTGCCGTGTGCCTCGTGGCGCTGCAATGGGCCGCAGGAGACCGACAGAGACGTAGGTCTTGTAGGTGGCGTCGCTGATCGCCAGCAACTCCATCACGTCCCGCTTCCGCAGCGTGCGTGCGCTAGTAAGTCCCGCCGCCAGTAACATGGAGACGCCCTCCTTCCACGTTGCCGACCCCAGAGGTAAGGAGGTATCGGAGGCAGTCGATGGGGTCCTTGCTGGCGCCCTTTTGTCCGTCGCTTCCGGTCCACTCCTTGAGGGCCCAGATCGTGTTGGTACAGCACTCGGAGATGTACAGCTTCGGTGCGTTAGTGTGGTCGATTTTGTGTTCTTCATTGTAAAATAGTGCGTCGTTAATAAGGCCGACTCCCTCCTCGATGTTCTCGCCAGGGCACGCTCGGAAACTCATGCCGGCGTCTTCCAACTCCTCCAAGAGGGTGGTGCTTTGCTCGCGGGTTCCGGCGACGGTCGTATTCGCATACCTCGAGTCTATCCACCGTTCAAAGACCTCGACCCCGTCGAGCTTCTCGACCCGCTCGATCTCGCCCTTGTACGCCAACAACCCGAATCCGAAACTCTTCTGCCCGTCTCCGGCCTCGCCGTCGGCTTTCTTCCCGCTCGACACCGCCCACGGCCCAGCGTGCCCGACCCCCTCGATGTATGTGTCGGTCTGCGGCCACTCGCGATACACCCACGCCCGCTCGCCGGCATCGATGCGGATCCACAACATAAACCAGTTTTTCCCGCCCGCCGGATCGCAGAAGAGGTAGTTCGTCCCGTCCTTGGGCACTTGGTCGGCCTTGACGACATGCACCGCCTCGCGGAAGCGCGGAAAACGGGTCGCGGTCGCCTTAATCGGCACGCCGTAAGCGCGGCAGAGGATTTTTTCCCTCGGTTGCTTGGCGAGCTCGGTCTTCATCCGGCCGTACCCTGCCCACGGGTTGTTTTTTGTTTGAAAATAAATGACGCCCGCATTCCGCGTCGTGCACTCCTGCACCACCGGCACCATCTCAAAGCCCTTCCCGTTTTTCTTCGGCAAAAGCTCGGCCTCCCCCTCCTCAATCGTCTTCGCGCCCTGGAGATAGTTTTTTACCGTGGGGCTGTAGCCTTCGATGGGCGTAAAGGTGACGAGAAGGATGCCATTTCGGTCGAGAAGGCGGAATCGGATGGTCTCGAGCCAGTCCAACGGCACCAACTCGTCGCACCAGGCTAAATCAATCTCGCCGCCCTCAATGGTGGTGATGTCTTGCGCGTAATTCCGAAACCACACCTGCGACTTATTCGGAAGCACCGCCGTATTTTCCGAAAATCCGTTCTTTTGGGTGTAACTGATGTTCGTGACCTTGTTTCGCTTCGCCACCCGCAGCTCCCGAGGCATGAAATTCCAAACAATCGGCTGCTGCATGCTGATGCTGTTGTCATTCGTAGTCTGAAAGCACCAAACCCTGCTCGCCGGCTTCTCCAGCAACGTTCTGACGACCATCTTTCCCGCCCAAGTGCTCTTCCCCGAGCGATTCCCGCCCAGCACCAGCAAGTCGCGGTAGCGCTTGGCGATCTTCTCCGCCTTCGTCCAGTGCTCCGGCTCGTACCCGTACCGCACCGGATCCTCTTTCTCGCTCGAAATCCTCTTCTCCCGCTCCACCAACAACCTCTTAGCCCCCTCGGGATCAGCCAAAAAATGCTCCGGCGGAATAAACGGCAACAACGGGTGCGGAGATTGCGTAAAGGTCACTGAGCCTCCTTTATTAGTTCTCTAAAATCGTTAGCCCACTGATCCCATGCATTTCCTTTTTTTCCTTCAGAGAGTTTAAATGCAGCGCCCGATGCATCGCACACAACAGGACCGCCATAAAGTGTTTTGCAGTAATAAATATCTGGATAATCATCACTGGAGCGTTTCTCAATTCTTTCAAGAAGCAGCAACGGATAGTCCAAACTCTGGTATTCTTCATAAACTACCCAAGGGACCACAATCCCAATAGAATCCTCCCAAAAATGCCTTTTTGTGTGGCAGTGATGGCAATATGTTACCAAATCCTCGTTCGGATATTCCCACGGCCTTTTTCCTTTTGCGTAGTATGTGTGGTGAACGTGCAGCTCTGAATTTTCGTCGCCACATAAGCAACACTTCCATCCGTCACGCTCAAAAATTTGAAGACGCTTGCGTTGCCACCTTGGATTTCTTAATTGATCGCTATACTTACTCATTTTTTGTAGCCGAGCTTTTCGAGTTGATCATGGGTCCAGTTCACTGAGCCTCCTTTTTCAGCACATCGAGGATGCCCTTGAGCAACCTTACCTCCTCCACAGCCTCGTCGCGCTGGCGTTCTGTTTTTTCTAATTCATCCCTATGGATTTGGTGCATGATGTTTCCGTCGCGCCACATTTCCAATTCAGTTTGTATCGTGTCGCGATCCTCCCTCGCCTCGTCGCGCTCGTTGGCCAGCTTATTGATAGCCAGCATATGCTCAGTGGCCTCTGTTGCGTATTTCTCTTGTGCTTCGTTACGCTCACGTTCCAACTGCTGCGCCCACTCAACCGGCACGACATGGTTACCCCTCGCGAGGTCGTCAGTCTCTGGTGTGCTCATCCCTCGTACCCCCCGTGCAACAGCACACTCGTCTTAGGCTTCACATCCACCAACGCCCCAGCAGGGTCCTTGCCCACCACCACCGGCTCGTTCGCCCTATAAAACGAGTTGTTCCTCACCGACACATTCACCACCACCCCCTCGATATCCACCCTCAATATCCTCGGATTCTGTGGCTGTCTCCCAGGCGCCGTCTTTCCACGCTTCGGCCACTCAGGCAACTCCATCTGTTTCGTTTCGGGTTTACTCTCTTGCTTTTGGTTCGTGTTTTTCATAAAATTTTTCGGGGGCTGGACGAGTGGGGGTGAAAATCGTGGGGCTGGGAATCGACCCCCCTCCCCCCCTCTTTGACCCATAACTTCTCATAACACCCATAATACATAATTCTTGGTTGTTGTGTTGCAATCACTTACGAATTCACCTCAGTAATATCACCCTTTTTAGGGGCCTTATTGAGACTGGGAGGTAGTGCAGGACGAGAGTTTGCCGAAGGGTCCCGCTCCTCGTTACTGGTTCCCTCGGGGGTATCGATGGTGTATTCCCCATCAACGTCGTCGAGCTTCTTGGGGATGGAGTTGATGAGTTCTTCGTAGGAAAGGCCGTTGATTTTGTGTTCGATGTTGATCGTGAGTTGGGATCCGCCTTCGGAGTCGCGGACCTTGTCTTGGGCGGTACCGGCTATGAAGTTGAGCTCGGCTGCCTTCATCTTGTCTACCTGGTCTGGGTCGTTGAGCTTGTCACGGATGGCATCGACTGCGAGGCGTCTGACGTCGCGCCAAGAGTTTGCAGCGACTTGGGATTCTTTGTCCTTGGTGTCGGGGTGGTTGGCGATGATGCGAGCGATGAGTGGTGGTTTAACGCCGAGGCGGGATTGAATGGTGCGGTGGGTCATGCCCATGAGGTAGAAGTCTGCGACTATGTCGCAGAGGGCTCGGAAGTTGGTAGACATGCCGTCCCAGTTGACGTCGTCTTCGCATGCTTTGGCCTGTTCTAGGGCATTTTCAAACCGAGTAGGGCGTTTACCCTCCTTGGTCAGTGTTCCGTCCGCTTGACGCTGTAGCTTCCATTCGACAGCTTCCTCGTAGTTGACTGGGCAACCGGCGCGGAACCATTGGACGGCTGTCTGTTGGCGGACCTTGAAGCGGGTTGCGAGTTTGACGGAGATGGAGTGTTCTGTTTCGGGTTTGGCTGTGCGTTGGGGTTTCATGGTTTTGATCTCCAGTTGGATGCTTCGACTACGAGGCGTCGTGCCTCTTCGAGGGAGTGGAAGTAGACTTCCTGCTCGGTGATGTCGCGGGTGTATTCGGGTGGCTCGACATGAGCGATGGCCCATCGGAGGGATTCGGCGAGATCGGTAGCGAGTCGGCAGGTGTGGCGGATGCCTGGGTGGTCTTGCCATTCTTTGTTGCAGGATGGGCAGCCGATGTTGGAATCGATGGAGTAGGACTTTGTCATAGGGGTTAGCGGAGCTCGAAGCGGGAGATGTCTCCGCGCATTGTTACTGGGAAGGATCTGTCTCGTTCTCCGTCACGGTTCTTGGCGATGTGTACAGCGGATCCGTCTTCGGACTTGCGGATGAGCCAGACGTGGTCGGAGTGGTGGCCGATGGCGCGAGACTCGCGGAGCCGGCCTTCCTCGTTGAGTTGGCTAGCGGTGGCTAGGGCGAGGTTGAGTTGCAGGGCGATGGCTTTGAGTCGGCGGGTGATTTCGGAGACGTGTTGTTCGCGGGTCTCGTTGGAGTTCATGTTGCGGAGGTGGACGAGCTGAATGTAATCGACGACGACAAGGTCGGCTCGGCCTTGGGATGCGAACTCCCTGATGGCAGATTCGATGCTGTCGATATCGGAGTAGCCCGACTCGACTTGGACATTCATGCGGGAGATGTCTGAGGTCGCGGCGTTGAAGCGGTGGAGTTCTTGGGCGTTTGGGTCTTGCTTGATGCGTTTGATGGGGAATCCGGCGAGGTTGGAGATGAATCGGGCGAGGACCTTCTTGGCCGGCATCTCGAGGGAGAAGATGAGGACGTGCTTGCCGGCACGCATGGCCTCGAGGGCGATCTGGAGGAGGAGGATCGTTTTGCCGCCCGATGTTTCTGCGGCAATGGTCATGAGTTCCCCAGGCTTGACTCCACCGGAGGCGATTTCGTCTAGGGCGTATATGCCTGTGCCGTAGGATACGGTGGGGACCTTGTCCTCGAGTTCGGAGACGAGATCGTTGATGTGGTCCTTGGTGGATTTGCGGGGTTTGTCGAGTTGGGCAGCGCACTCGGAGAGGGCAAGGGAGACGGATCCGATGTCGCCGGTCTCATCTCGGAAGGATTCTTGGGCCTCGGCGAGGATCTTCGAGGCGTTGCGGTATCGAGCGGAGTCCACGAGGTAGGCTCGGTGCCATCGGGTGGTCTCGGGGTCGGATGGGGTATGGGTGATGAATTCGGCGAGGCTGCCGATTGCTTCGAGTTGTCCGGCTCGTTCGAGTTCGGCTTGCACTGCGAAGAAGTCTGTCTTGCCTGACCCACTTTCGTGGCACTTCTTTGCGGCGGCGAGGATGACTCGGTGCTTGGGGATGAAAAAGAGATCCTCTGGCCAGCTCATGGCTTCGAGGTTTTGGTTGTTCGACAAAATAGCTGAGATGGCAGCCTTTTCTGAAGATTCGTTGAATGGTACGGCTTTTTGCATCGGCTGGGTAAGGAGGTCAGATTCTGGCCATCTGGTTGCGAGATTGGTTCTCATTTTTGGTTAGAGGCAGGTTCTGAATGTGGGGGTCGTAGACCCCTTTATATTCTCTTCTCTAGGTGACGCTGAGACCGTGACGGGAGCGTGAGGTTTAGCGTGACGATAATTTAAACTCCTCTTTGCGCTTAAAGCCCTCTCCTTTGCAGTCTTACCGTTATGCCTCTCAAACTTAGATAGCGTAATTGACTTACCGGAGCGCAGGATCCAGCCCACGTTCACCATGGCCTCGATGAACCCCTCAACGCCAACCTCGCGATTTAGCAACGCTGACACCGTGACGGAAGCGTCACCATTTTTGGTGTGTCCGTCGAACCATCTCCAGACCCGCATGAGCTTCCCGACGACCGCATCGGGGTCCAGATTTAGCGTTGCCGCGATGTCGTGGACCTCCTGCTTGTCGGGGGTCGTTGTTTCAAATTTGATCCAGTCTCCTGCCATATTATTTGCCCTTCTTAAAAAGCGCCTTGAGTTCGTTGCGTTGGCGCTCGAGGCGCCGGCTGCATTCGCGGAGTGGAATGCCGAAGGTGGAACCGCTTGCGCGGACGGCGGCCTCGGTCTCTGGTGTCGTGGTTGTCCAGTCGGCCTCCGGCAGGGCCTCTGCTCGATCTCGGTTGGCCTCGATCTCGGTCCAGTTTGGTTTGCTCATTCCTCGTCCTCCGGTGGGAGTGGGAGTGGCATCCAGTGCAATACAGGCTCCTCCTCGTGGATTCGGGCGCCTGAAACATTGCGCCAGACTTTGCCGTCGAGGAAGCCTGTCCAGACCTCGCCGCCGAGGGTGTGGATGATGACGGTCTCACCGTCGTCCGGTGGCGTTGTTGCCGGAATCCATGTGATTGTTGTGCTCATATATTGTCGTTTTCTTTTGTATCGAATGCGTAGACGGCTACCGCGAGTGCCGCCCAGAGGTGGCTCTTTATGCCGTAGGTCGGGCCTGGGAACTTCTTGGTGCCCTGCGGACCGAGCCGGTCGATGAGCGCCTGCCGGACGTTGCCGTCCTTGGCCCTCGGGGAGTGGCATAGGTGGAGCTTGACGTCGCGCCGGTAGCAGAGCCGTGGCTCGACCCTCGCCACCTCGGTGAATCTCCCGATCCACACGCAGGTCATAAAGACCTCCTTGCCCACGGCCATGCCGTAGGAGGCGATCATCTCGCAGGCCACCTCGTCGTATTCGCGGCCGATGAGGATCTGTCTGATCTCCGGATTGGGCAGGTGGTCGGCGTCGATGATCCGGCGCCCGTCCCAAAGGACAAACGCCGTATCCGTAGTGCCAGGGTCAAGGGCAAGGATGGTCATCTCAGAACGGGATGGCGTCTCCGTCGGCGGTTTTGTTGGCGGGCTTTGTCGGCACCTTCACGTCGTCGCCACGGTCGATGGTCGAGAGTCGGTCGATGAGTTTTTCTATGAGGTCGGGATCGACCTCGTTTTTCGGTGCCTGTTCCGCAGGGTTGAGCCAGCGAGCTTTGAATCGGGTCTCCCCGTTGTATTCCTCGGTCTCCACGGTGATCGAGCACGCCTGTCCTGCGAATGTCGCCGTGCCGCTGGCGAGCGACTTGATGTCCCAGTTCTTGCCGAAGCAATCGTCGAGCGTTAGCATCGTGCGCTTCGCGGCCTTCTCGGTGAGGTAGCCGCGCCAGACGATTTCGCGCCCGTTTTGCGATCCCGCGTCGGTCACTACCGCCGGCACGCGGATGAATTCGCTGCCGGAGTCGGTGACTCCGATCCACCCGTTCCCTGGGGCCTTGACCTTGCAAAGGAACCGGCCTGTTTCGTTGACGTATCTATTATCGTTATCCATATTGTTTTTAGTTGTTTGGTCCGCGTTTTTTGGGGTGCGCGGCCCCCCTTTGCCCCTGCTCCTACGGGACGGACCTTTGTAGGTTGCGAGGAAATTAGTTTTTCAGCTTGGGTTTGGTTTTCACCTGGCGGAGTTGTTTGCTTGGGGATCCGGTGCGGCTGTGGGATGGGAGAGGTTCACGGCCGAGCGCAGCCGCCCACTCTCGGTAGGACTTGCCAGACATCTTCCCGCCCATAGCCATGATGATGCTCTCGACTGGTGCATTCGTTTTGCGGGCAACGTGCAGGATTGCCTCCACGTCAAAGTACTCGCGGCCATTCACCTCGGTGATCTTCCAGCCGTCTACCTCGCCGCCCTCCTCGAGTAATCTCCTGAGCTCATCGAGGGCCGGCTCGGCCACCGCCTTCTCGACGGCCTTCCATTGGGAGGCGAACTGGGCCAGAGTTTCCGGCGTCGCCATCACCCGCTCGAGGATCTCCGGCACCGAGGTCTTAGGCACATCGATGACGGCGAGCCCCTCCTCGATGGGCTGAACAACGGCAGGGCATGTGGCATAATTCGCGCACCAGGTGCAGTAGTCGCACGCTTGAGGCTGGGAATTCGGGTCCAGCGCAGCAGTCTTGATGGCGTCGATAGTTTTCTGCGCCTGTTCCAGCGTCCAGTTGTAGCTCAGTACTTTCCGTTGGTCGCAGTAGATGATGTGGGTCGCCCAGTTCTGCTCAAACGTGCGTACCATACAAGACAGGGCGTAGGCCCCCATCTGCGGACCGTAATTTCGCAATTGTCCCGTCTTGAGGTCCCCTACCCATCCGGTGCGGTCGCAAAGGATATCGGCGGTGCCGACGTGGGGAAGCCCAGGCACAGGCATGGCGAGGTACTCCTCCCGAGCCTCCAGCGTGCCGTTGCACTTGTATCTTTCCACAAGGTCGATAGCCCACTGCACATTGGCGCCGTCCTCGGGGGGTAGCGCCTCGAGCTTAGAGGAGTCGCCCATCACGGCGAAGCGGAATGCCTCGTCCATACGGGTGCCACGCTCCGCAGCCGGACCCACAGGCCCAGGCTTCGGCCGGTACTT